CAAACTCTGTTCTTCCCATTCCAGCTTCGCCGCGTCGAACAATAACCTCAACGCCCCATTCCTTGCATTTTTGTATGAAATCATATTTGTACTGACCGCCAGCCATCGGGTGAATTACGACATCTGGTTTTTCGTAGCATACCGTCTCCTTGCCGGAGTATATGTAATTACGAACCGTAACCGTATGGCCGTATTCTCTCAACTGTTCGGCCAGCAAGTCGTCAATGTATTTATCCCTTTGCCCTGTCAATGTCAAAATTGCTATCTTCATAATTTTATCTTTCTTCTTGTGTTAGCTTACCTTACCCCTGGTTCTCCAATCGATGTCTTTATCGAGAGGGCTACTACCATTGTAGAATTTTGTACCGGGGAATGCTTGAAATCTATAATGACCCGAAACAACTACTTTATCTTTATTCTTCTCAACGAAATTATAAGTCAGCACTCTATCCTCAACCGTTTCTGTTGGTAAGCAACACATCAAGGAACAGTGAACCGGCAAGTCAATTTCATTGCAAATATCAATACATCGCTGATGGTCTTCAACGGTTTCTTGTTTATTGAGAACTTTCAACATCCTATCACTTGCCGATTCTGCACCGAACCGGACTGATTCAAAACCCATAGATTTCATCTTCTTGGCAATATCCATAGTAAGGCAGTTAGACCGGACAAAGCCTTTTAATTTGAATCTGCGATTTAGACCTAAAACCATCCACTTGTCATATATCTCGTTAAAACGCTTGACATTGGCTATGAACAAATCGTCCATTATGTAAAGCAAATTTGAGTTCGGATATGCCTTATCTATGAAATCTACTTCGGCAAGAAAATACTCTGCCGAATGAAACCTGACCTTGCCCCAATAATTCTGCGATGAACAGAAATAACAATGCCACGGACAACCCCTGCTCGTGAGAACAGGCACGTCATTGCCGCATCGGCCTCTATCTGGAAATTTGAGAGTATCAAGTTCTGGCCGGTTAGTGGTTCGCATAATCCTATCGCTGGCAGAACCATTTATAATGCTTTGCAGGGCTTCTTCGCCCTCGCCAATGATGATATATTTGAATGAATAATCGCTTAAACCGTCCCACATAGTACCCTGACCGCCGATAGCAACTGGAATGTCTGTATGAGTTACAATGTCAACAGCCTCTTTCAAACCGCCTACCGTTGAGGACAGACCGATTAAATCACAATCTTTGAGTTCATCTCTGCTATTAACGATTGTAATATCGCCGGAGCAGTTCGACTTCAAGTAACCCAGGCCAAGCGGAAATTCGCTTATAGGGTCTTCTCCGCCGCAAAGATAGAGTTTTACTTTAAGCAATTACGCCCCTCTTTCCATAAAACAATGGAGCATAAACAATATGACAATCCTCATCCTTTATTGGTCGTATATCGGAAAATTCATTAAGGCAGTAACTTGTATCATCTGTAAATTGACACACTCTTTCACAGTTTCTTAACAGTTGCCACGAAAAGTCGGGACAGCTTACAATCAACTGATTCAACCACCAGCCAGGGCTTTTAACTGTAATGTGCAATGGCGGTTTTCCACTGCAAGCTATTTTAACGATAATCCCGCGACTTATTCTTGCCATCTCTTTTAAAACGCCAATAACCTTGTCTTCTGGCAAGTGTTCCATAACATCAAAATTGAGACAGTAATCAAACTCATTGTCTTCAAATGGATAAGGAAATTCTGTTAAATCGTGTTTGATGAATTTATATTTAGACCTATCGTACACAGCAGGAGCAAGAGCAATGTCAACTCCCGTAACGTCCAAATCCATTTCCGACAAGAAATTACATAGTTTGCCGTTTCCGCAACCGAGTTCAAGAATCTTGATAGGCTTATCAGACCACGGATTGTGAATCTCACCTCTCGTATCTCTGACTAAATGAAGCCAATCACAAGCCACCTTGATACCTTGATTATTTTCCATATACGCGGTATTGGAACTGTGCATTGTCTTATACAACGCCTCTGCATCGCTTATTTTAAAAGTTTCTTCTGGCATATTTATTTCTTTCTTCTTATGTAAAAATCCCCTTGCGGGGCTGACCCCAAGCCAGACCCCGCAAGAAGTAAGCTAATCACTTAGTAACCATACAACTCATAGGTGAGCGTATCGGCACTCGTTTCAATGGGAGCGTATCTCGTGAAAGTAACCTGGCCACTTGATACTACTCCGGTGGTCGCTTTCGCGGTCATACCATCAGTATCCATAACTCCGTGTCCAGAAAGTACCTTCTTGAGTTTCGTCGCCACTGTGAACGTCTGGCCTGATACACTTGCAATAGTAACACCTGCTCCGATTTCCTGAAGGACACCGGATAGTTTTACCAACTTCTGCTTTGTGGTATCGAACGCTGCCATAATTGAACTCCTTAAAAAATTGTTGCTATTTTAAGGTTTCAATTACGATGTGCTATCAGCGGCCAACGAGAACGCTGATACATTGCCAATGTCCGTAGCAGTTGCAAGATGGAACTTGGTGTAACCTGCTGTCGTCGAATCAGCCATCACCATACCAAGACCCGCAGTTACATTACCATCGGTAATGAACTTGAAGGTACTGGTAAATGCGGTAACTGCATCCGAAGGACAGACTCCACCAACCCACCACCAACCATACGGAGTGGCCTCAACTTGCGTAGCAAGGGCGATGGCAATGGGTCCTGTCAGTACAACTTCGCCACCGTCATTGCAAACACGATTCCACTGGCCGGCAGTGGCCATTTCCGATATGTCAATACCGCACAAAGCACCTGCCACGGCCAAAGCCGCCGTACCTTTGACGTAATAGAGACACATCATCGTTGACCAGCCCTTAAGGGTGTCGTTGTAAATCATACGCTTCGTGCCGAGAGGAAAATCCTCTGTGTCGGAAAGCGTAGTCCAACTCGACGGATTCGGGCCGTTAGTAACTTCACCTGGCCACCTGTCAATTAGATAAAATTGACCTCTTGTAATTCCAACTGTCATTGTAAAACCTTTCAAATTAAATTGTTTTGGCTTTTATTTTTTACTACCCGTTATTACGCGCCACCGTTACAACGAGCGTTTTTACTTACCCATTAGGGTATGATGTTCGAATAGTACAACTGGCTATTCGGATGCCAACAGACAAGGTTTCCGGCAAACAAAACTCTTGCGAGTTTCATATCAGAACCGCCGGCGATGTTCTTCTGGTCGAAGAACTCAGTCAGCTTGAAGTTTCTGTCCGGATGGATGAACATATCCCAATCCATAAGATTCAAGCAGTAGATGCGCCGTTCCAATGCACCGGCACTGGCCGATGTTTCGCCCATCGCAGTATTGTTTGCGGCTTTCAGGAATGGGTCTTTGACGACCCTGCGGCCATCAATTATCATTTCCTCAAAACCCTGACGAGCGATACGATTCTTTTCAATCGTATAAGGCAGGCTCCGAGCCTCTGCTTCGGCCTGCAAAGCTAACCACAGCACGCCACCGACAATGGTAACGAGGCTGGTGTTATCGCTTTCGAGGTCTTCGAGAGGTTCGAGAACGCCACGCAACCACGAAATACTGATTGCTGTCTCGGTATCCTGTACCGTCGTAGTGATAGTTCCACCCATTGGCTGCCAGAAGAAGCCAGTATCAGCAGATGTACCCGCTGAATAAGTTCTGGTGATACCGCCGTATGTGTGGTCAACTCTCAATGCGTTATTGAGACCCTGAACATACTTGTTGCTGTCCGTAGCCGCACCGGAGACTCCAGTGCCTCTATACATCAACTTTCGCATATGGAATCGACAAGCCTTGTTCGCTTTCTCGACGCGGTATTTAGCCAGACTATACAACTGCGTACCATCTGCTGACTGTTTGCCGTTATCCAATTCCTCATCAACGTCAATCTGTACCGGACACTGGAATTTCTTTTTCTTGAAAGTCGCGCGTTCGGTCGTGTCCTTAACGCCGTGAGTGAGTGTGGTATTGGCATCGTAATCCTGCACAAGGTCTTCGTCTGTGTCGGTATCCAATTCCTTGTAATACTGACTTCCGCCCGAAAACCGCAGATTCTTCCGCTCCAGCATTAAAGCCGTAACCGGATTCTTCTGCATATATTCAACTTCCCACGAGGCATCGTGCATATCCCTTGTGAGGTTGTCCACATCCTGATGAAAAGACATAGTATGTCCCTTTCTATTTTAACTAAGTTTTTATTGACATTTTTGCTGCCTGGGCTGCAACTTCTTCAAGAGAACCTTTCTTGAGCTTGCTGCCAGACAGATTTGTCCGTGCGCCACCGCCCGAACCAGTGTCAAGTGCCAATTCTGATTTGTTGGGTTTTGTGCCTTTGTGCTTTACCGCGAAAACTTCTTTGTAGCACTTGGCCATTATCAAAGTTGCTTTTGCGGGATTGCCTTTGGGAACATTGCCTGCTGCGACAAGGTCGTTAAACTTCGTAACCGCTTCATTGCGGCAGTCTGCGTCAAACTCATTGTCCAAAGCAGAGAGAAGTTCTTCGTAGTCAGCGTTGCGTTTCTGTGCCGCTCTGTCCTGCTGCGTGGCTTGTTCCGCTTTCTTGTTGGCTTCCTGAAGGTTTTTGATTTCGGCATCTTTCGCCGCAATCTCTTTTTTGATTGACTTAATAGCCTTAACCAACGTAAGGTCTGAACCGTCGTATTCTTCCTCTTTCAGTTCAACGTCTTCGATACCGGCATTAGCAGCTTCAGACTTTGCTTTTGTAAGTTCCGCTTTCAACTGTTCTGCTTCTGACCGTGTGGTTTCGAGTTCCGATTGAACCTGTGAGGCTAATTCTCTGGCTCTCTTTGCATTGGCGGCTTCCTGGTCGGCTCGCTGACGTTCTTTGTCCCATTCCTTGTTGCCTTTCAGTTCAGCTTTTTCGCCGTCCTCTATGGCGGTATCCAGAGCAACATCGCCATCAATGATGTCATCATCGTCGCCGGTGTTGCCACCAGGGTAAAACCTGGCAGACGTGCCATAGATTTTTGCCAATCCTAAAACCTTTTTTTTCCAACTAATCATTCTTGTTTCACTTAACATTTTTACTACCTACCTTTCGTTTGAGAACTTTGTCTCTTTCCGGAACAACATATATCCCTTGGCTTAACCCTTTAGGTCGTACCTGTTTGGCTGCCTCGGTTATTAACAAAGTTGCAACGAGCAACTCTGATTCCCGTTTGTATATGGCAACAAAAAAAGCCCTCGTACCGAGTCCGTTATGGAACTCAAATACAAGGGCTTTTTATCGCTTGTCTTGCTAAATCAATTATTCAGTTTTATATAAAGAGCTACTCTGAGAATTTTGTTCGCTTAAATTCTTCAATCTGCATTAACTGGCCGCCTTTAAAGTCAAGTATCAACTTGCCTGTAAATTTTGGCTTATCTTTAAACAACGTTTCAATGTATTGTAAAATCTTCTGTATCATACTTTTACGGTTGAGTAGTAAGAGCATTGAGTAATATGTTTTTAGCCGTCTCGAAATCTGGAGCATTTTTAGCTTCCAACATAGCCGAGCAAAACTCCATTTTCCGCTTGCATACAACCTCAAAGGCATTCTTTAAATGTTCAATAGTGTTTTCCATATTATTCCTTTCTTCTTGATTAGCTGGTTAAGTATTTTCGTCCGCGCCTTCATCTACCGGCGATTCATCGACAACAGAGGATAATGCCTTTTTCCTTGTCTTCAAGTCGGCCAATGCCGCTTTGAGCAGAGGTTTATTTGCCTTAATCTCGGCGGCTCTAAGTAAAATGTCCGCCGCTTCACCACAGGTAACACCATAAGAACTTGACGGTATTTTAAACCGCTTTGGCTCGGCCGGCATTGTTGAGCCTTTTATTGTTGTTTCGCTTTTCATTTTATATCCTTAAAAATAATTACTGTTTTCGCTGTTTATCGCTTTCATTTCCGCTTTAGATTTCGGCTTTTTGTTATTAGACTGATTCCAAATTCCAGTGCATTTTGATACCGACTGTTTCTGCGTTAGACCTTCCTTAACACAAAACGGAATACATCTCGTCATAAACTGCTTTTCAGATTCTTTTGGTCGAGGATTAGGAATTTGACACCGCCTTGCCGTTGACAATCTCGCCAATGGCCATATTGTCACAGAGAGCGATTTCGTTTTCATTTACATCACAAGGACTAACTATAAAAAACGCCGCACAGTCCACCTGGCACGGCAGGTCTGGCCGAACACAACACTTAATCGCTTTGCCGCTACCAGCGACTACTACTTCGTTTCCTTGTGTTTTAATTTCTATATGTCTCATTTACCTTACTCCCTTTTTTTTGACATTCTTAAGCAAAGTTCATTATTAAGCCAATCCAATCGGTATGCCGCATTTAACTAACCGTATAACTTTATGTTTCGATGAAATCAATATCCTATGTGTTGGCGGCTTAACACACCCTTTAATGTATATCGGTTCTGTTATTATGGCACATCCCATATCCGACCCAATAACATATATTGGAATTTGAAGATTAGAATAATTCCATTCTTTCTCCAAAAAACCAGTTGATAGAACGGTTTACCTGACCTGTTCTTCTGTTAAAACGTCATCCGACAAATCCTGCCGGTAAACCAGTTCATCAATAGATGGAAACTTAATTATTACTTCTTTCCGCCGCAATCAGGACACGGCCTTGATGTGTCAATCAAAGGTTCGGCAGATGTCTTTGCTCTGTATCCGGTCTTTGTTGAGTGGAATACGCCGTCGCCTTTACAACGGGGGCAGACGGCTTTTGTAACAACCGGCTCGTCTTGTGTTTCCACCTGTGATACCTGTGTACTTTCAACGCTTGCCACTTCCGTTACTGGTTTCTTTAATTTTGCCATTGTTCTGTTATCCTTTAATTTTGCTCTCTTAAACAGTTTTTTAGAGACTCTGTAAAAACTTTGTCCGTTTTCGTTAAACTGCACCCAACACATAACCGAAATCGTTACTACTACTGCCAGAATAATAAGGTAAAGCACGATTCCTGTTATCGGAACATCTTTGAGTACCGTCATATTTTGCATTATTTGATTACTTATTGTCGGTGTCATTTTCTTGTGCCGCAAAACGCTTTCTCATTTTATTGCCAAAATCACCTAATATACCCGTTGTTGGAAAATTACCATCACTATCAAAAAAGTCTAATGTTAATTTCGCACACACAAGCTCTTTTTCTGTTAGAGGTGTTTGTCCTGCGTAAAAAGATTCACCTCGTATCGCCCACAATGGCATATCAACTCCGAGTAATTGATAATTTTCTTGTAAGGCAACCACAGATATAGCCATTATAAACCGCCAATGTTCAATCATTTCGGGGTCGCCTTGTTGCAACCGTAACGTGCATTTATCAGATTCATTCTTGAACATAGAAGATTCTTTGTAAAGTTTATTTGCTTCTTTATACATTCCATTCAAATAATCAATAACATCTGACATTACTTCACCCCTGCCTTTGGCGCAAGCCCCGCCGCCTGTTGCATAAGTTGTAAGACCGGCTGTAATTGCGGTATCTGCGTAATAACCGTCTGTACTGTCTGGGGATTCAACTGCGATAACATAGCCATTGACTGTGCAGATACCCCGATGAATTGCTTAAACAGTTGCGTTCCCTGATGCTTTGAGAGTATTTCTTTCCGCTTCGAAATATTGAGAATACGGAGCATATCTTCCAAAAGCGGATTCGCTACAGGACTTTCAAGAAGTTTATATGCTGTCGAATACTCGGTCTGCTTCTTAATCTCGTCAAAAGGCAAGGTTGAACCCGGCTCGATATTAACATCAAATCGAACGTCAAGCATCGGCTGGGTTATCTGTGTTCCGGCACGAGTGCCGTCAGAAAGTATTTTCATTAACCTGTCCGGTTCGTAATTCCTCTGGCATATTTCAGCAACCAAAGTCATTATATCGTCTATCCATTTATCGAGGAAAATGCCCTGTAAGCCGGCGTATTCAAGCGAGTTCTGGTTAAGGGTTAAGACTTCTGCCCTTGTCTGCTGCCCTTTGTTCGATTCTCCCCGGGCTATGGCCTGCATAAACATCTGATCATCTATATCTTGTTTTAAAACCTGCGATAGAGAATAAACAGCAGGGTCAACTGGCGGATAAATCATATTAGAAATCATTTCAAGTTTGCCCTTAGCCGCTACAATTATCCTGCCCAGTCCGGTTATGTCGTCTTTCTTTGTTCGAGTTTTGCCATCTCTGCCTTTCGCTAATGCTCCAGCCTCGATAATCTTTGTCGGGTCTGCCGTTCTCCTAACCTGATTAACCAGAGAGGATACGGTGATATTCAAGAAGTCCTGATTGCTTTTAACGCCCTCTACCGCATTGCCACCTTGCCACATATGCGGTAAGATGTGATAAGGCATTACAATAAACGGCCATCGGCTCTCTTTGTATTTCTGGTCTTCTTCTTTCGGGTTAAGTATCGTCCTGCCTATCCTTAAAACAAACCGGCCATTTGGATATACCGGCTCATCGTACTCATTGATAACCTGTTGAGGCCATTCAGCAAGCGGAGCTTTGGCTTCTGTATCAATGAAGATACCTGTAATTTCTTCCTGTACTATCTTGCCTTGTGCAAGCAAATCTTCTTTAGGGATATTGTCTTTGATAATAACGTGCTTTTCTTCGTAGTCGCACCAGTAAATCTGGTCTATATCAACATATTTCTGCGTGTTTTCACTACTATTTGCGGAATCGCCAGAGTTTTCAGAGCTGCCGAGTATCCTTGAAGCAAGTCGAGAAAACATATTCTGTCTGGATGTTGATACCGTAGAACCTTTTTGGCTTTGATATGTTATCAAGTCTCCTGATGTGTATCTTGCGTCTTTGGAATCGTAAGCCTCTTTTTCGATAGCGTCTTTATGTTCAGGCCAGCGATTAACCGCCCATTCAAGTTTTACTCGGCGAGTAGTGCCGCAACTTTGAGCGGTTGCGATACTTTCCGCAGATGGGTCGCACCAGAACAATGCAGGGTGAATGATTTCAATCTCTGATTTGCCTACCCATTTCTTATTTTTGTCATCCCATCCACCGCGAGGCTTTGTTTCCCATCTCGGCGTGCCGACCATATAACCGAATACGCAACAGTCAAGCAGTCCGAGTATTATTTTAAGCCGCATACTGAGTTCGTAAGGCGATTCCCAGAGGTATTGAAGATGGTTAGCCCATTTTTCTGCATATTCAATCGAACCATCAATGTCATCGTCCCAAGCCTGTGTGAATATCTTAGGATTATTGCCGGCCAACTTCGAGATAGATTGAAACATCAGCGGGTATATGCGATTGACAACCACATACTGCCAATCTTCTTTTAAATCCCATCCCTGCAACTGCTGACCCCAGGCGTATTGAATGGCAGAGAACCATATCTCTTTCCATTCATTGGTCTTTGACATTCCGGCATCGCGCATATTATCCAGCAGAGTATTTAGCTCTGGATATAAGTCAACAACGGTAGCGTCAACTGCTACGGAATTGCGAGATTCGCCTTTTAATGGTGCTTTTTGCATATCTTACACATCCAATACTTGTGGAATTGCGTATTCAAGATTCTGGCCATCCCACCATATACGCTTAACTTTCGATACTTCGTCGGTATTTGTAGGCGTTGCGATGTCATAAAACAACATATCATATTTCCCTGACGGCAATGTGGCCGGAATGGTAACTGGTATGCCATTGACATAGGTATTCCTGGTCAGGGTAATTACTGTGTCGGAATAAGTGGGAGTAGAAGACAATTCACTGTTCGTGTTATCCCATATTTTACAGTCGCTTACGCGAACTAATCGCATCTTTGGGGCTGCTAATGTTTTGTATTCGATGTAATGATAAGCTGCCATTTCGATTCCCTTTCTTAATTGGCTGTTCCGTTTATATAAATCTTCAAATCGTTCATCGCCGCTGCGGTATTGGTTATATTTTGCCGGCCAATATACAGGTCGCCTGTCAACGGTATCCCTCCGAAAATGTTCGCCGCTGAATCAGTAGAGGTAATAACATAGAAAAAATAGTCAGTAGCCGCATTGAGAGCGGAAAAGGTTTTAACAATATATAGCTTCTTAACCTGCGTTTCGCCGATTTCATAAGGGTCAACATAAAGCACAATATCAAAGCTTGCATCGTCGCCATTCGGGTCAATGATTATGCTTAAAGTGTCGCCGTAAAAAGCAGAGCATACATTAGTAGCCAAAGCAGTCGTGTTGGAATCATTAAAGTCTCCCACCCCGCCAGACGTATGGTAGTAAATCTGTATATTACCGTTTTTGATTCTTTTGTCAGATGTCGTTGTCGCAAAACAAATTGAGGACATCGCCACAAACATCACAAATACTGCAATTAGTTTTTTCATATTAAACCTTTCTGTTTTTTATCGTATTCGTCCAACATAGCAAATTCTGCTGGCTCTTTTTCACGTTTTCCGAACAATCCCGTTTTATCAGTGTTTTCAGGCAAATCAGTCTTGCCCATTCTAATCTCATAACTCGACCTAAAGCCGAGCAGGAATCCGATATACATCAAAGCTACTCCGGTAATTGCACCGAGCAGATAACAAATTATGTAAGCATATTCGTTCACGCTGCCACCTCGTTTGGTTTTGCAAACTCACCAAAATACTTCACTGCGGTATTGTTATATGCCGATGCCGCATCTTCTTCGGAGGCAAAGACACCCAAATGAACACTCTTGTGATTAACATATATTTTTGCTCGCCATTTATTTAATAATTTAAACCAATCCACACCCTTGTATTTGCTACTTCCACCCCTAACTGCTCTTTGATTTCTGCAATTTTCAGACTGATTACAGAGACGCAAATTGCTTCGTTGATTATTGAGTCCATTGCCGTCAATATGGTCAACGCCTATTCCAACTGAAGGATTCATTAAAAAACGATGCATTCTTTGTATTGTTCTTTTTCCATTGCTTTTCTTTACGCCTCTTTGAGCATAATATACTTTCCCTTCCAGACGAGCATACCATTTATATTTTGATAATTCGGCGTAGTCAACGTCATCAATAATTGCCACTTTACCTTGTGTTAGTTTTATTTCTTTCATTTTTCCAAATCCTTAATCAGTTCATCGAGATAATCCAATGTCAGTGGAGTGGAGTCTGGATTATCTTTTGCAATGTTTTCAGCAACACAATCTCTGCTAAAAAGTTCTTTCATTTTGCGGTAGTGCTTCATGAGTTCCGATAGAGAACGAGCGTGTTGGGCGGTAATAGAAATGCCTATAAGTTGCGGCTTATTCTTCTTTGTCCATTCAATAATATCCAACAAGTCAACAGATGTGCTATTAAACCCGCCCTCGTTTTTGGCAACAACTATTAAACGACCAATGCAATCGTCTGGCACATGAGAAGATTTATCTAATTCCTCGATACACACAGGGAATTTTTCACCCCAAGCCCTGATATTTGTTTCGTTATTACAATAATCTGCAAGATTTAAATCCGGCACTGGCGTTGGCCTCATAACGTTATCTAATGGTGCTTTCATACAAACACAGGTTGTCCTTTGTGCTTTTATGGTAGCATCGTCAGTTATTGGCAAATGACAGTATGAGCAGATTTTCATTACTCCATTTCTCCACGCTTCCATTCGGATTTAGCTATCATTGCTATCGCAAAAACGCCGATGGTTAACAATCCAAACATAAAAGACGTATAATACAATCCATATTTCATTTCAGGTTCTATCGGCAAAAAAGGAAGACCTATGGTTATTGCCAGAAACAGGCAAGAAAAAATAATATCTTGCCAGAACACATATCTATAATGTTTTTGGTAATCAGTTAATTGCTTCATCCCAACTCTCCTACATCATCATCGTCAATACCAACCTGTAATCGTTCTGTTTCGCTTTCGTAAAGACCGTCTAATCCATCATCATCGTCAGTGCCTGTATCAACAGCACCCATAACAGCAATCTCGTTCTTGCCGGACTTCACGTCTTCGGCAAAGCCAAAGTCCTCATTCATCGGGCATCTCTGGTGAAGCTGAATAAGACCGGCCAAAGTAATAACGCAGTCGTCGTGTTCGCCGGTTTCAGCCATCGGCTTGCCCTGAGGATTCCAAATAAACACTCTTAATTCGTCAATAAAGCGAATGTCATAAACCCTTAAACCGTGTTCACTGACAACCTCTTGCAAGTCTGCAATCATCGGCTTTTTGGTTAAAACAGTCGTTTTCCAGCCGAGTAAGTCGGAATCTTCTGTATTGGCGGTCGATTCTCCGCGAGTCCGGATGTAAATAAATTCATATTCAGCCCGCTTGAAAGTATCAAGAACACTTTGTCCGATGGAGTTCATTTCCGGCGATGCCCAAGCATAATTAAAGAAAACAGAGGCGTATAACATCTGGTCGCCATACTCAATTGTTTCCGGCCTGCCATAGTAAGTCATAGGCACATCGTGCTCGCCACGGTCAAGTATCGCAGCCACAGACCTATCAGGGTCGCTCTTTGAATCATTCTGGTCGGATAGTATTCCCTCGGCAACATCGCCAAAGCAGACGTAACTATGACCCTCTTGCGGGTATCGCCAAACAGACCAGCAGTTTATCTCCCTATCAACGCGACGGTATTTAACCTTTTGAGTGATATTGTCATAGTAAAATTCGATATGGTCTATCGCCGGCTTGCAGGATTTCTCCATCCAGTCCAAGTCGGTTGGCTTGAAAACCATCCTGCCTGTTGACTGGAAAGCCTCTCTGGCTGTTCGCGGAAACTCCGCTTTGAAGCGTGAAATATCGCCGCCGCATTTGTTTTGAATCGTTAAAACTGCGAAGTAAAGTTGCTCTTGCGACAACTCAACGCCCATTTCCTTGCCCTCGCGGACATATTCCTGAATTTCAGGCGTTATGAGGAAATATGGAACAACTGATGTGCCAATCGGCAATGGCGTAACGTACTCTGGAAAACTCTGCCAAGACAAGAATATCGGTATATAGCCGCGTAAAACATCGGGGTTGATTGAACCGTCAGTATTATAAAGACCTCTCATTCGCTTCACAGCGTCCCAGTAGGTCTCCGCGAAAGCCCCGCCAACGCCATTTGCTGTACTTTCAAGCACAATCATCGTGTTTGGATCGTCGGGAACTTCCTGGAGCAAGCCAAGCAGTTGCTTTTCAGCATTAGACCAGAACGCCACTTCTGTCGCGTGTACATAATTAGTCGTACCTCCTCGGCCAAGTACCCGCTTACCAGCAGTTTGACAGAGAATCGAGCTTCGATGAGGAGCTTTATAAACAATCTCTTTGCGATTAGAACGCTCTGTCTCAAGTTTCGCATCGGCAGGCATTTCGGCCTGGAATGTTTCGCACATACGGAACACTTTTTCCGTTGCGTCTTTGTCAGCAGAGACTACGCAACCGTGAGTGTTTTGATGTTTATTTGCTTTCTCAAAGATATTCGCTTCAATATATGTCGAGATTCCCTCTTGCCTTGCCTTTAGGATTACGAGCATAACCGGAAAGCCGTACTTTTGTTGCAAAGCGATTAGATTATAAACCTTGTTTTGTGCCGGATTATGAACAAATGGAACAAGCCGAGACTTCTTATTAACAATTTTTAGATTGGTTGACTGCCAACCTAAAGAAGTTTGCCTATACCCTGCTTGAATCTGCTCTCGTTGATAATCAGTTTTGGCTTTTCCGGTTAGCATTTTACTTACCGCCTCCGCCATTTATACTCCGGACATCCATGCCATCGAGGCCAACCGCCTCAACCGCAGCGATACGCTCCTTAATCTGCTCGATAGTCAATTGCTCTTGCTGTATCTTCTCGCCGCCGGTCGTTGTATCAAGCCGCTCCATAAGGCCGTGATTAGCGGATAAAATCAACTTTGCGATAGTGCTGTTGTATAGCCCCAAAAGCCCTTTATCTGTTAAAGTTCGCTTCTCTATTACCATAACAATCTTTAAAGCACCGAGAAAGTCAGGGTATTTTTTGCCCCAACTTGTCAAAGTATCTTCATCAACTCCTAAGTAAGCCGATAATCCACATTTACTCGGAAGGTAGTTTTTCTTTTCACAATGGGCAAGATATTTAGTTAGGTCGCAGTATTCCGGCCTATATTTTGTCGGCCTGCCAAAGACATAGCCGAAAGGTTTTTCGGTTGCACCTTGAGTTTTACCGTTCTTTTTGTTTTTCGCTTTTTTCTTAGTTTTTTTAGCCATTTAATTAGACCTGTTCACTTATAGTTCGTCATCGCTCGCGGTATCTTTGTCTTCTCGCCCTGCAACTATTTCGGGAATAAGTTCCGATTCCAACAGCATTAGGCTGATTTCTTCCCGCCTCGGAAGTTTGCATTGTTCAATCTGCTTCATCAAGCTCTCGACTTGCGATTTAAGGTTGACAATCACACCATCCTTGCCCTCACAGTCGCCTATTTCGGCTATCTCTGCGGCAAAGTCTTTCAGTGTTTCAAGGCTGGCCAAGAGGTGTACGCGGTCGCTCTCGACGAGAATCTTGCGTACCTGCAACTGCTTGAGCATTACGAGCTTATCTCTGCGTAACAACTCCGCTGGCGATACTTCCTGCTTCTTCACTTCGTCTCTGAACTCGTTTTTTAGACCTTCGTTTGGATTTAGTGCTACCATTTTTCTACGCTCACTTTCTTCTTTAATTAAACAACATTTTTTATATTTGAGGTTAGACCCACAAGGGCAACTCTCATTACGTCCAATTTTTACTTTATCTAGCATCGTCTTTATTCCAACCACTTATCGGGCATTAAGCCGATTAATTTCATATCGTTTTTAGTGTGAAAACCAGCCGGAGCTTTTAGCAAATGGGTATTCCTGTCTTGTGCTTACTTCGATAAATGTGCTAATAGGCCATAGCGAGCCACTAACAACATCAACGGTATCTGCGTCTTTTGTTGTTGCGCCGGGCAAAACATCGCAATCGACATCGAGATATGCTTTAGGGTACACAGAAACAGAAGAGCCATATCTCAATACGATGTTATCGCAGGCCATTGGCGTAAATATATTCACAATAGCCTTATCGTTTCCAGACGGGAATGCCCATAACCTATCGCCGACTGCTATGTACTGGTAATTTTGAGAACCATCAGAGTATGGAGAATTTACTGTGTATAGATTTGTATTGATTAGATTTTTAACAGTGAAAGTCTGAACTCCATAAGCTAAACCTACCATTCCACTGTAAAAATCGGTTACTTCTGCATTGGCGTTGAAAGTGATTAAGCCGTTATGCCATAGTCCCTTGATTGTCAATATCGTATCTCCGGCATAGTCTGGCTCGGTTGCATTTTCATTCCCGTCATCGTCCCAATCAAACCAACCAGAATAAACTAAATCAATTACCGAACCGCTATAAAGAGTTCCATGCGGAGTTGTGGCCAATGCGACATAACAATTAGATTTCGCTACACCGTCAACTTTAATAACGATTCCGTTCGTTGTTTTATCGACATATTCCGCGTTGCCCGCCCCATAATGACCGCTTAAAGATGTCCATTCTGGCGTTCCCCCATCAGCAGAAGTTGATATTGCAAATTCCGAATTAACCTGATTTAAAATTTGCCAAGCGTCTTTGTTAACACTTGCAAACGTCGGAACAGTAGTCGAGAATATAGTTGATGCCCCAAGTATCAAATCGTGGCCGGTTGCTATTCCACCGGTAGCGGCAGCCAAATCTCCTGTGCCATCGGAATCAAAGGCGTGTATTCCGCCTACTCTTGCGGAAGTGGCATTGACGTATAATTCAAGCGTAACTGCACCTGCTGTTGTTTTTGCCCCGCAGTTAGTAGCAATCACTACTTGGCCGAATGATGCACTGTTAGCGATGTCTGTTAGTCCAAATGTTGGATACGCATACGCGGCGACAATTCCAGTCGTTGTGCCATCTGACCATTTAAACGAATATGATTTATTATCTTGAAGATATGCAATTATATAATCATAATTCTGTGGGATTGAACAAGTAAGTTTTGCTTCGCCGCTTGCTAATGCAGTTGGATTTATAATACTCCAATAAGTACTTAATACCGCCGCTACCCAAGTACCGGTGGCCTGTGTCATATCTTCAGCACGATATGCCTTTCCGGGTCTTAATTTGCCGAAGTAAGCCCCCTGCAAGGCCATGTGATTGGCATTTTGAGCGTCTGTCGATGAAATGGCAAAATCGAATCTGGTTGTATATCCATTTTGGGCTGGAATGTATACAGACCAACGATGATCGTGATAGAAATCTCTATGTATAGAAATCGCCCCCCAACCCACCGCCGAGAACGCCAATAAAATCAATAATACTAAATACTTTTTCATATAGCTGCCTTTAATTCATGTTTCTTTCGCTCGGCTGCCCATAAAATCTGCCGCGTCAGATACTCTTAGTCGGCTATTCGAGGCAGTATTTCAGTTCTTGCGGGATTAACGTAAGTGATAAAGCGACTGGCATAGCAAATACTACATTCTGATTTACCATCAGTGATACAGCCGCAAAAGTCGCATTCCCTAAAACTCATAGACGTAATTCCGCTATTGGTATGAGGGTATTATATGCGATGAGGGTAGAGAACAGGTGGTAAGTCTTTACTTACATTTTTTAGGAATGAGATTATGACTGCGAAAAAATACCCCTGAATTGATTTGTAGTATTTTAGGCGTATTCGGCTAAAACCTGCTCGATTGCCTGCGCTATTTCCGTGGGTATGTCTGGATTATTGCCGTGTTCAATCTGAACGATATAAACGTGGCTTAATGAGATTTTGTTCAGCCTATCTGCTATTTTCTCCGCCAATTCCCTCTGGCTCAACCCTGCGGCCTGCCTGCGGCGTATAAGCTCAAGACTGTTGATGTTCTGGTGATTCTTTGCCGGTGTTAAAAGTTCTGTCATTCCGTTGGCCTGCCTTTCTTGCTCCGTTAAAAGATTTTATTGATAATCTCTGTTAAATAAACATACAGCCCGATAGCCATTACACATGCTATTGCAAGCAACCATAATTTGAGTTCGTCAAGGTCAGGCATTTATAACAATCCCAAAGATTTTAAAGTTATCACATATTTGGTATTTACGGTTTCAAGTGCCTCAATTTCTTCTTTAAGGTCTTTGGTTGCTTCTGCGATAGCTTCGTCAATTTCTTTCGTTCTGCAATCATCAAATACGGCTATTACGGCTTTGGCAGTGTACATACACTTTGACATATTGCCGTCTGTGATATGGCTATAAACCTGTGGTATTTGCCGCATAATAAACTTGAAGTCCTCAAGCTCTTTTTTAACCTGCTCAACATCAAGCGTGTTATCTTTGACTACAATATCTTTCCAGAAGTCTTTGGCCTCAACATCGCTTTCAAGGCGTTTGATTTGCTCGTATTGTTCGTTAATCTTTTGCTCTTGTTTTTTGAGTAAATCTACAATCTGTTTTGGTAGTTTCATTTTTTGCTCACTTTCTTAAAATATCTGCTATTTTTAACAGCCTTGGCAATAATCTACTTTCATAAGCAATTTGCAGCAAAGTTCCGACATATAAACATTCAGAAGCATCCTATAATCCTTTGCGATGAAAACCCAAAAGACCCTCATCGTTTAACAAATCATATAAATAACGCTCATTCGGCATTCCACTACCCAGTTCTTATTTGATTCTGATTGGTTCATTAAGCTTTTCAATTAACTGCTGGTCAACAAGGCTCGGCCTGCAAGTGCCATTCTTTTTATAAACCAAATTCCACCATTCATTAGGCGGCAATCGACTGCCGGAAACTGTACCTCCCAAAACTTTGAACTCCCTCAAAACTTCTGCGTCCCATTCGCTACAATGCAAAGTCGCTGATTGTAATAATGCTTTTTTAAAACCAAATTCGCACCAGAACAAATCCCAAAGACCAGGGATTCCGTTCTCGTACCGTTGCGCGTAAGGGTCTCGCAAATGGTCAACTACAAACCGCATAATTTCTTTTTGATATAACCGTCCGATTGCTTGATTGCTTATCTGTCGAACCCAAACTTTGCCGTTGTAGTTTTCGAGCCAGCCCTCGAAATCATTTACCTGCAATCCCTTTTTGGGTGGTTTAGGCCAACTGTTTAATGTTGTTGTTTCACAGGCGTACAATCCTGTCGGGCTTAGAGATGTATCTAAAACTTCTGCTACTGCCATTGGCATCGACAACACAAAGGCAACGTGGCTTATGTCTGCCGATGGAGCTACAAGCCCCCGCAATCGTTGCAACCACATTATTTGTTGGGACATTTTTCCATTTCCCGAACACAATAAAATGTCTAAGCTTTGTAAATTCAGTGTTTTCCAGTCATAGATTTTGTCTTCCATAATTTATTCCTTAAAATTAAGATAAGCGTAATCCCCAAAAAGTTCCTTTGCTTTTTCGTCATAAGTTCTGGCGGCGGTTATTTTGTTAGAAAAATAACCTACGTGATGATTTGTATTGTCGTAACCTATCCGAACTGCCCACTTCTTTAGCGATTTACACCAAAGATACTCCTTTGTATCCTGAAGTATTTCTTTTGTGTTGTCGTCTATTTTGATTGTTTTCGTGGTAAGTACATACCCTTAAATTTGATTTTTGGTTGTTCAACCCAGAAAAGTCTTTATGGTCAGTTTGCTTTCCATCATTTTTCTTGAGTCCCAAAACGTCTCGGTGCATTTGAATAAAGATTCTTTTGCCTCCATTCCATGTACACCTAACTGCATACCAATTATTGTCAATGCGATGTGCGCACCATTTATATTTTGACAATTGCTCATAATCTTCATCATCTACTAATGCCACTTTGTTCTGTGTAAGTTGAATTGTTTTCATATTACTGTTTCCTGTAATTTCTTCCCGCTGCCGGAGCAAAGTATAATATCAAGCGATTGTAAGTTTAAGGTACGCCAGTCTGTTATTTTATTTTCCATATTTTCCCTTTCTGATTTCCTAAACTTGCTATGGACGTAAAAATACAGTCGTCCCAAAAGCCGAGTTCGCCATTCGATTCATCAACCTTATACGTTTCTGCGCAAACCCGATTATGCTCCTTGACTTTGATTGTATCGCCAACTTTTATTTTTACATTCATTGTTATTTTCCTTTATCTCTTGTTGATGTTTTAATTCCGAGCCAGTAGCAAAACAATCCATACGCAAACATAAAAATAAAACAGTTCATTCTTTATTTTCCTTTAACTGGTATTATTATTTATTTGCCTCATAAAATGCTTTTGCGAATCCAGCAGGTGTAATAGCTCGGCGTTCCTGTCTTGTCAATTTGCCATAGAATTCAGGGGCGATGTCTTTACTTTTTAACATAGAATTTATGGGGTGATTTTTAGCTCTCATTGGGTGCGTGGGCTTTGAAGTAAAAAAATCACCCCATAAATCAGTAGTTTTCATATATTTGTCGCCATAGTAATGAGGGCTAAAAGTGAATTCCGGTTCACCAATAAATCTGCGTAAATATCCTCTTGGATTCTCTAATGCCCAAAATTTTGGTTTTGCGGTTAAGATAATACGCATGCAAGCTGAAACAATTTCTAATCCTGCCCTGAAATCGTGCGTATAATTACCCTTGCCGTGATAATGCTTTGCAAAAGAAAACTCTGTGCAAGGAGGGGCTGCGAGTACGCCATAAACATTTTTTGGCGGTATATACAACCGTACATCATTACCTGGCAACGTAATAAGTCTAACGTCATATCCAGCATCTTTGTACGGCTTTGACCAACTGCCTGTCCCGCCACATAAATCTAAAATTATCTTATCACTGTTCATCTTTTTCCTTTATAGGTTGCCATTTGTCGTGATTATTGCACAAAGTACATATTGCCTCTGGCTGGTCTGAACCAATTCCGTAGCACCATTTGCAATTCCAGCATTCCTTTAAATTATATTCGGGATTTTTCATTTACTTACCGCCTTGTATCGTTTGTTGGTTTAATTTTTCTTTGGTATCTTCATTAACCAATTTTAGCCAAGCGTGATATTTCAGAGGCATTTCATTACTGCCAATACACGAGCCGACATACTGGGCATATCCCTGAAAATCTTTCAGCCGTTCATTTTCTGCCTTGAGGTCGGTAATTTCCTGCCCATCTCCTTTGATTATCCCATCGCTGACCAATAATTCTGCGTCCTTTATCTCTATCTCCGCCTTGAGGTCGGCAATCTGTTGATTGAGTACACATATTTGCTTGCCGTAAGGAATGACAGAAGAAAAAATTTCCACATTGTCGGCTTTCAATTTTTCTATCTCCGCCGCCTGACGGTTAATAAATCTTTTAACATCTGATTCAAGGCAATATCTTACGCTGGTTATTGGCAACATTCCATAATCATAAAACGTAATATCTATTTTTTCATCACTCATTTTCCGCCCGCTTTCACAAAATACAATCCTGATAGTTGGTTTTCATTGAATGCCCATTCGCCCTTTGCCAAAGACCAGCTATTTTCAAGTTTATGCCAAAGGCCGCCCTGATACTGAATACTTGAGCCGGATTTTGTTTCGATGGTGATTATCTTTTCGATGTTCAAGCAAATCAGACCTGACTTATCTGGGTCTATAACTATCACAAAATCATTTATTTTATACTTTGCCATTTTCAATTTCCTTTCAAAAAATAAATCAGAAGATAAAGGGGTGGTCTTTCGGCCTTTACTTACTAAGGGACTATTAAATACTAAATATAAAACCACGACACGGCCAAGAGTAATAAAGATATTAACCACCCCCATATCGCTACAAACACCAATAATATAAAAACACATCCTAAAAACTTACTCATTTTCTTTTCCTTTCTAAATTATTTAACTAACTTATTTAAGCCACCAGTCCTGCCGGTGGCTACTGCGTTTCCTATATGTTCCCAGTCATTGCCATCATAAACCGTTGAGATACTTCCCCAAGCAAACCATCTGTTCTTATCCAGACGAAACCACATATCATTTATATCCGCCGTTACCATTGATTGGGCAACGATTAAAGTTTCTTTTGATGTTAGGTTTTTTGTATTAGGGTCGTAAGTTTCTTTTGTATATTTAAATGCCTGACACCCGCCGACAAACAACATCGCAATCAAAACTAAAATCAAAATTTTCATTTTGTACTACTCCTAAAAAAATTGGTTTTATCTCTCTGCGACAATCGCAGTTTAGTTACTGGTTATTTGCTCTAACAACTTTTGACACTCATTTTTGACCGATTCTATTTTGCTAATAAATTCTTTTGGGATTGCTGTACTTAATTTTTCAACCTGCTCTTTTATTTTCTTTTCAGCATCCCATCCATAGATATTTATTTTCAAATCCTCTGCGAATTTCTTAATTTCCAAAAGATGTTCATTTTCACTCTTAATCCTGCGGTTTTCATCCTCTACATCATCAATACGTTTTTTTACAAGCTGTTGTATTTTATTTGAAACATTATAGCCAAGTCGCTTGTGCTCATCTTTTTCGGCAAGCCATTCCCGCCATTGCTCAACTTGTCCTTTTGTATTATATTCGCCCGTTATTTTTGCCCGCCACATAAGTATATAAACATATACGTTTTCAGGCGATTCTATGTGTCGCATAGGGGCTTTCTTTTTCGTGTAGAGGCGTGCTCCGTTTTCCGACACCCACAGTAATCCAGCCATATCCCCCACTTCGTCGGGCATAATAATTTTAGGCGGGCATACAAAATAAAATTCACTGCAATACTGCAAATACGAAGTCCATTTTTTATCGCCAATAAAATCAGACCTGCTCACTTTTACTTCGTAGCCTACTGTGCCAAAATTAGACCAAGATTTTCGCATAGCCCAAGCGTCCATCCTCGCACACCCCTTAGATGATTCGCCGGTTTTACACTCTGATACAAATACATCCTTGCTGTGCCTCAGTGCCAATAAATCTTTTATATCTTGTGCAGTAATTGCTTTCATAATTCGCCTTTTCAAATTCGCCGTGCAGGGCTGCCTTGCGACAGCCCCCACAGCTTTCATCGGAGACCAATCCGAATGTTTTTATGCTTTGTTGGATTCAATCACTTTTGCAGGCTCTATAAAAGAGCTTTGGTCGATAACTTCGCCGGTAATCGGGTCGATTTTTCTACCATCGACCGTTAAAAACTTGCCCTGTTTCGGTGAATCTTTACTTGAGCCGCTTTTTTTACACAGCAAGCAACTCTCGCCTGTCTGCGTACTGCCTGACATCAACATTGACACTGCCGGCGGAACAGACGGCATCGTTGTTTTAATCTGCGATGCACAGCCATAAGCTCCGTGTTCTGTGTCAATGCAGCCCAAAACGATTTCGATGCTGAGCTTTGCCTTTGCCCCTTTGGCTTTAAGGCCGTAAGTGTTGACGTGTTCGGCAAGCTGAGCCTGTAAATTGAGCAACGCCTTATTTGCGTTTTCCATAAATGACCCCTCGTCTATGAGTTCCAAATTGAGAGGCACAAGCATTGTTGTTTCTGACATTGTATTACTCCTAAAATTCTAAAGTCCTTTTCAAACGATAAGACAACATAGCCTTATCGCAAATAGTCCCAGCTTGCAGTTCCAGGTTTGCCGAGCGTTACAATTACATCCTTAATAACCCTGACCTTCTCAAGCATAGCATTGAACGCCTCGACAGTTTTTACGGTCAAATCGGCTGACTGACATTTGACGTAAATTTCTTCATCGTCTGCACCGAGCGTCAAATCGACTTCGATTTCGACCGGCTCAGTTGCGATATACAGCGGGACACTTATCTTGATTGAATCCGGCAATTCGATTTGCTCACTTTGTGGCTGTTGCCCGAAAATATCCATTTCGCAGGTGAGGCCATTGATACAGTGCTTTCCGAAACCACGTTGCAGAGTTATCTTGCGTGAGACCTTGACCTGTGAAAGCATAAGAACCAACGTCTTGCCGTCCGGCTGCGTGATGCTCCTGCGGTTTGCTGTGAGAAAATCTGCAAAAAACTGAATTGGTTTTGGCTGGTTATTCAACAAAGGCAACCACGGTGTGAATAGCGGATGTAATGCTGGCGACAATTCCACAGTCTCAAAACCTTTTTCAGCTTTTTCGTTAATTACCGCAACCGCTTTCTGGCCGGCAATGTCAATAAATACAACAGTGTCAGTAGTTTTGTATTTTGTCAAATACTCTGCGAAGCCTACTGCATCGTGGAAAACGTGTGCACGTTTCGGGCTTTCGGCCTTAATCGGCGGCTTCGGCTGCTCAGGGCATACCTGCCTTTGTTCTACGGCAAACTTGATATTTTTTTTGCCGTCCTCTGTCAACTCGTTGCACACTTCAATAAGCGTGCTATTGCCTTTGGAGATATTTCCAAAAAGGTTGTTGACAATATCAACTCCTGTTTCTTTTGTTCCGTCTGACATAATAAAACTCCTAAAAAAATGTTTATAATTTTTCAACTTCACATCGAAATTGATAAAACTCTTAATCTTATAATTGTGTTATCACGATTTCAGTTCTCGGCCTGTTCGAGTACAACTTTTTGATTTTGCTTTCACAAACAATACTGTCGTCTTTCCAGAATACGCCGTTCAATGCGTCCAGTACAAACTTCTGGCAGTTATCAATATCCGGCCTACTTATATGGAAATTCGGAGCAGTTGGCTTTAATACCTGGCTATTCTTGCCTGTGCCGTAATGATTCTTCGGCCGTGGAAAGAAAAATTGCATATCAACTCGCAGCGGACAATCAAACGGCTTTTCTGGAGCGTGCTGACGAGCTATAATCTCAAAAACATTCTTGTCTGCTTTCGATGGGTCAGAGGCAATCAGTCTGTTATGGCAACGATACATTCTATGCCGCTTTAAGCCTTTTGGATTGCCTAACACTTCAAAAGCTATCATTGTGTCGCTATTCATTTTTTAACTCCGCCAGCAAGTCTTTCGCTTCTTTTAGTTCCGGGCTATCTTCTGCATCAAGCCCTGTTTGCTGTTTTCGCCACTGAAAATCTTTGACCATAATTTCAAGAGCCGCAATAGTACGCTGTTTATCTTTGAGTTTGGGCAGCAATGATTTTAATTGGCATCCGATGTATTCATAATCCTCGTTTTGCTTGACAAGGCGATTTAGAATTTTTCTTGCCAAAGGATTATTGCAAGCCTCGTAGTTATATTCAATTTGAGCATAGAACACCGGACAAACACCAACTCTTAAATCACCCAAGATGCAATCAGAGCATTCATTGTCTAACGCTTCGCCCTCTGTACCGTTGCTAAAATATGCCATTGTTATTTTTCCTTTCAAAAATGAGCCGTCCGTGGCTCGGTTCATCAATCCGTTATTTTGCTTCCCTGCTTGCATCAGCAGTCCGTGCTTTTTGTTTTAAAATCAAATCTTCAATCTGCGGTTTTTCGAGTAAGTGCTTCGGTATTGGTTTTTGCTTATAACTCAACGGAGTAGGTGCAGCGTCAAAAAGTTTCTTACAGTTTTCGCATAAATAAACATCCGCCTTAACCTGAAAAACCGCCGGCTCTTTGTCAACAAGGCACAGTTTTGGTTGATTAGGTTTTGTTGTCGGCACAACACCTTTCGTCCCACCATTGTCTTGAGTTCGAGCAAACCAGTTTGTTAAAAATTTGCGATAGTTTGATTTTCTCTTTTTCGGGTTACTCAAAAGCCATTGAGCCGCTTTTAAGATTTCCTGCTGGATACTTACTGCCGGGTAAGCCTTGCCCCAGTCCGTAAAGTCAATTTCTGTTATGTTCAAAAATACTCTTTTTTCAAAATCAAAGACGATGTTGGCTTTGACCGGATTTTTCCGGTCAGAGCTATCTGTTTCTGTCTCTATTCTCTCTCTCTGTTCTCTGTCTCTATTCTCTCTCTCTGGTGTATCTTTTTCGTATAATTCTGTACAGTTTTGTACAGGGTTTGTATTTATACTTATAAACCCTGCATCTATAACAGGTTGTAAATCTAACTTACCAATTCCAAGTCTGGTTTTTAACCACTTGTTGTTAGGATATGGAATATAACTGTTATAATTAGCTCTCAGACAAGCCAAAAGAATGAAAGTTAGCTTTGCGGAATCGGGCATTTTATGAAATTTTTTAGGGTTTCCATCAGCGTCAAATTCGTCAATAATTTCGATTAAGAGTTTAATCCAGTTTGGCCTGCGGTCTTTATATTGCTGAAATTTATCCCAATGATTTATGATTATTGATTTAGACACGTTTCCGGCTCCTATTCCCATCCCTTGCTCCTTTTGAACAATTACAACGGCAGCAACTTAATTGCAAATTATCAATATGATTTTTGCCACCCTCAAAAACATTTATGATATGGTCGAAATGAAACGGAATTACCTCGCGTCCATTATAGAATTTACGTTTTTTTAAAAGTAAATTTTTGGGGTTTTCTACTACCGTAGGCTTGCCATATCTAAAAATAAATTCCCCTTGCTTTCCGCAATGTTGACACGTGCAGTTATCTCTTATAATAATCTGCCATCGTATCAAAATGGATATTAACCTTCTTTTTTTTAACATTCGTCCATCAGCCATTTAATTTATAACCTCAAATAGATTGCTTTGATTGACTTCATTTTTAGCTCGTTCCATATTTTTTACGGCCTGATTAAAATAAGATTCCTTGAGTTCAATCCCTACAAACCGCCGGCCAGTTTTGATTGATACAAAACCCTCACTGCCAATACCCATAAATGGGCTTAGAACAATATCATTCGGGTTAGACCATAGTTGCAAGCCTCTCTCGATAACATCAAGTTGCAATGGGCATATATGGCGTTCGTCGTTATCGCAGAGCTTTGCGGTTGCTGTGCCATTTTTTCGCTGTTCCTGTTCGCTATGTATGTAAATTGTTTTCATAGCCAGGTCTGCAACAGGTTTAACGATGTCTGCAAGTATCCTGTCAGTGTGCCTGCTGTTCATCACGGTCTTTTGCGATAAAACCCTATCGACTTTTAAAGAGTGCAAAACTTCTTTTTTCATATTTACTCCTTTTCGTTTTTACGCCATTCAGGGTCTGGCTTTGGACAATGGCAGTTTATTAATTCCATACTCTCAATTTTTCTATGTATTTCGGTGTGGCATTTTTGACAAACCCAAGTAACAATTAGAGGTTTTTTATAATCAAAATGGTGTGCTTTTAGTGGTAAAACAGCGTAGCATTTTTCGCATTTCCGCGGGGGAAAGATTCTGCCAAAGCGAACTTCGCTATTGAAAAGGTTATGGGCTTTCTTTTTTTCAGGATTATTTATTCTATATTTTTTAGCAGCCTCACAATAAATAGCTTTGCCCTTGCCTTTTGAGCGATATTTCTTAACCGCCTCATAGTGTTGTTCTTTAGATGTGTCTTTTTGTTGATATTTAGTCATATAAACAACAGCACATTTTTTGCAATATGGTCTCAATCCACTTTTCTTTTGACTGTCTTTTGAGAATTCAGTTAGCGGTTTAAATTCTTTGCATTTAGTACATTGCTTCATTTATGTTTCCTTTTCGCTGAATCTGGCAACTCTACCCAGTCGAATCCCCAGTCGTGGCATTTATCTACGCTGCCGGTGATTAAGGTGTTGAGTTTTCCCATTGTTAGGGTGGTAATTGACGGAATGAACGTATAAGAAGTACCTGATACGGTTACTATTTCAGGTTTAAATTCATCGGGCAGGACTGCTAATTTGAGACGTGTTTCCCAAACGCATTCGCAATCACCGGTATCTTTGGCAAGAGCAGGAAGTAATACGCCTTTCCACCAGCGGATTTGCTGATAGGAAATTTCGGCGTTTTCAGAAGCATCGCTGATTTCGATTTTGAAGCGGTGGAATTGCTCGCAGGCTTTGTATAAATCATTCCATATCGCACAAGCCTTGCCGTGTATCGTTGTGCCGTATAAAATTATGTTGTCAATCCCTGACATTCGGTCAGTCCTTTTAGCTTTTATGTTTTTTGGTTAGTTTGTTCCAGTTTTCAGCCGCCCAAAGAATATCGCTTCGATGGTCATCTTGTTCGGCAATCAGGGCAATTCGTTTGTCTTCGTCTGTAAAATGCTCAACTTCATTCTCAATCAAAGAGGTTATTTTTCGCGGGTCGAGTGCATCTAATTCCCACGATTTATCGCCATATTCATCAATGTATCCATTGCAACGGCTGTCTGTTAGCTTGGCAGGGTTTGGCGGCGGCCTGAACTTCTTGACCTGTTCCATTGTTAGGGCAATCCTTTCGACCTCACAGCTACTTTCAAATAGCGTCAGCCGAGCTTGAATATCTCTGCTCATATCAATACCGCTGGGGTCGTCGCCGAGATGTATCAGATGTGTTTCTTTGTTGTTTTCTTCTTGCTCAATAAATCGCTGTGCAGCTTCCCACATACTCGACTGGCTTACATATCCCCGGCAGGAAAAGTAAGGTACATCAAGTTGCGTGCATATCCGCTCAAGCACACCGATTAAAGCGTCCTTTTCTACCCATACCTCTATATAGCAGTCTTGGTCTGCTCTTGTGTTAATTTTAAATTGTTTGCCGATTGCAGTTACAATTTGCTGCGGACTGTCCCAGTGCTGATTTCCCCGGCTCATTCTCGTTCTGTCGGTTATGGCTTCCCAATCAATCAAGCCTGCAAGCCGCCCGTCGTTAATAACACTGCCGAGTTTTTTATACTCACGGTCGCTGTTCGGAATAATGCCTCTCGCTACAAACTGATAATACAGTTGTCGTAATGTCAACTCATAGCCTTGTGCATCATATTCAGCAATTATCGAATTAGCCTGTTCTATAATCTCAAGCGATTTGGGTCTGAAATTAAAACCTTTGTATTCTATTTTTGGCATAAAATATCATCCTTGAAAAATACTTTTTAAACCGTTATTGGCCTCAAAAAAAATCTCTTTTCAAATTCGTTAATTGTTTGCTCTTTGTCGATATTTTCAGCCGACAGGTGGAGTAAGTGTAATTCGCGGCATTTTGACAGGTCGCAAAACTCGCTGATATACCGCATAGTTTGGCCTTTTTCTAAATGCGAAGTCAGGAGCCGCTTAGCAAGTTCCTCATTTATTGTTTTGGTGTCCACTCTTTGGCCGAGTATTTCGCCGTCATAAGAACATTCCAAAGCGATAATCGAAAACGGATAAGTAAATCGCTGCTCAATATGACTGGTATCAGTAGCGAAAAGCATAAACTCACCCGTAGCTGTCTCTCGTATGACAAAGCCCAAAGGCTCTTTTGCGTCGTGATGAACGTTAAAAGCGAACACCTGAAAGCTCGGTAATTTTACAAGCGTGTTATTTTCGATAATCTTGCATCTGCGATATTGCGGGCAGTTCTCCTTTATTCCCAAAGCCGACAGAGTGCCGGCAGACGCATACACATCTTGTCCGGCCTCTATCAGCTCCATCACAGCAGCAGAATGGTCGTTATGCTCGTGGCTAACAAGAACAGCCTCAATGTTGCTCAAATCATAATTAAGAGCCTTTAACAGTCTCTTGTAAGGTACGCCACACTCAATTAACAGTGTCTTGCCTGTCATTGTTTGAAGCGTATATAAATTGCCTGAGCTGCTGCTATATAGTTGTTCAAATTTCACGTTTCAAAGTCCTATTGTTTTATAAGTTTGCCGGTGCAGGGGTTGCCGTCTTTATCGACCATTGGACACTTGTTGCCTTTTTGATAGGGATGCTCTGTGTCGCAGGCTGGGCAGTAATAAGGCAGTTTTGCTGGCGGTGCATTGTCGTGTGGCTGTTGCGATTGTCCGGCTTCATCGGCTTTCAGATTGTCAATCATCGCCTGTGCTTTGGCTTTCGTAGCGGGGTCTGGTTCGCCTGGGATTTCAAAATTAGCGTCTATAAGTTTGCTTCCAGACTGGCCGTCAATCTGTTTTGTCGCAGCATCTTGAGCATCGGAAAAATCAACAGCATCCTCACTATCGGCAACAAGTGCGTCTTGTATTTCAATCGACATTACGCCGTATTTTGTAAGTAGTCGAAGCAGTACCGTCTTGTTACACATTGGCACGGGGTCTGTTGACCATTTAGAGGTTTGTTTGTGGTCTCTAAGGTCGTATTGGTATGACTTGCTGTATTTCCTGCCGTGTGCCATTGCTTCGCCCGTTGACATATAGTCAGATTTTATAAAACCAGACAGCAATTCAAAGTGTGCGTAATGACCGACAATGTTTTTGTCTTTGTCGGCATACCGCATCTTAAAAGTAGCGGGGTCGTTAAAAACGACTTCGCCTGTTAATGGGTTATGGAATTTTATTTCATCGGCATAAACTTCTGTGCAATGGATTGTTGCATATTGACCAGACCTAATGCAAAGCTGCGTAACGCCTTTATACATAATTTGAAATACCGCTGCATTGCCATAAGGAACAATAGCCGCCTGTCCCAATGCAGGGTCAATAGATAATAGCATTGTTGCCGCACGCAAGGCCGATGTCATAATGCTTTGCGGATTGCTTTGACCGATTGCAAGCAGTTTGTCGTTGCCATTGACCACATTTACAATGCTGTTTATGAACGCCCCTGCGTGCTTACCGAGTATTTCCTCAAATCTCTTTTTGACATTTATGTCAGCGAGATAGTTTCGGACTTTTGAAATTGGCGTAATTTGGTTTTTGTTTTCAGACATTTGCTAATACTTCCTTTCTTGTTATGGTTAATTTTTTGATTCCGATTTTTGCGTGGAGTTCGATTGTTTGACACTCGGCCTCGTTTTTCATTGTGAACGATTCTGCTCTATCAATAAACAATGGGGCTGATATTCCGTAATGTTTTGACAGCACGTTGATAATGTCGATGCCGACAAAGATTTGCTGACCTGTTGATAGTCCGCTGTAAGGCACGCCGTTATAAGTCGCTTCGCAGGCAGGCTCGATATTGCCGTTAAGACACGTTTCAAACATCTTAAATTTGACGTGCTTAAACATTCCATTTACAGATGATTCGATTAGCTCGGATTTTTTTTGTGTATAATCGCCTATCATCGCAAGCAGACGTTCAATGTCGGCTAACTGTTGAGCCAGTGCCTTTTCTTGTGTTTCGAGTTCAACTATGCGGGTTTTCGCTTTCTTTGCATTATCAGCATCAGCAAGAGCCTTGTTGACTTCTGCAAGGTCGTTATTCAGGATTGTCCGGCGATTATCAAGAGCCGTTATCTGGTCGCCTGTTGGCTCGCCTATTTCAGCTTCAAGTTTTGCAATATCAGTAACAATCTGTTGCCATTCAGGGTCTTTGGCCGGGTCTGGCTTCGGATTGTTTTTAATCAGTTCGTCAATTTCGGCAAAGCGTTTTGTTTTGGCAGATTCAGCAACACCCAACTTGCCCTGTGCATCACTAAACGCTTTTTGAGCGGCTTGCAATTTAGACGTAAGGCTTTCGATTTCCTGATTAACTTTTCCAATCGACTCCTTGACCGCATTGCCTCTTTCGTTGATGTCGTCAATGTTTTTCTGTTTGCGTGCCTCGGCCAAAGCGATATTGACTTCAATCTTCTTTTTGGCTTCGGCAATCTTTTTGGCAGGTAGTTTCTGTTCGCACAAAGGGCAAGTGTCAGATTCTGGCTCTGCGTTAATACCAGTATCGACCTCGACAGCACATTTCATTTCAGCAATAATGTCTGTCCGATTCCGCGTCAATCTGGCAATCTCTGATTTCTTATCGCTAATCTGGTTGCTAATTTGATTTTTTTCGCTCAAGGCATTAGCCGAATTTTGCGAACACTCTGCGACTGCTTTTTCGAGCTCCGCCTTTTCGTTCAGCAGGTCGGTAATTCCGCTTGTGTCGGTTGCAAGTTCGCTCTCACGCCTGATTTTCTTTGTCTCTAAGGCGTTTTTAGCTTCAATCTTTTTTTGTCGTTCCTGTTCCTGTGCAAAAACATTCTGCCTCATACCGTCAATTTTTGCAATTTTGGCTTGAATATTATTTCTTTGTTTTTCAAGGTCTTTAGTTTCCATTTTCTACTCCTTTGTTTATATTTGCAAATTCCCCAAAATATCTGATAGCGGCGGTGTTGTAAGCCCTTGCCGCTTCAATCTCACTTTTAAATGAGCCAATAAAAATTGCCTTTTTGTAAAAAATCTTAGACATCCATCTTTTGTTTCTATTGCACCAATGTACGCCCTTGTAACAGCTACTCCCTCTTACTGTTCTTCTGTTCATCTGATTTTCTTTATATGTGCATATCCGTAGATTACTTTTTTGATTATTAAGACCGTTTCCGTCTCGGTGGTCAACCTGTACGCCATCTCCATATTTTAACCCTAAAATATGTCGGTGCATTTTAACAATTCTATTGCCGCGTCTCTTATTTGGACTACTGCCCTCGGCGTAGAATGTATTTCTTTTTAATACAGCATGCCATTTATGTTTTGACAATTCGGCAAAGTCAGTATCATCTACCAAAGCAAACTGCTCTCTTGTTAGTGGTATTGTTTTCATAATTTTTAATCCTAAACGTAGGCAGGTAATCCTCGTTGAAGTTCATCTATCCTGCTTGGGATTTCCTCGCGGTCTTTTTTAAGGCGGTCTCTTTGGCTTGCCAATACCTTTTTATAATCATCAATCGACCGGCCATTGAGCTTGTTCAAGAGTTCATCAAAGCCTTTTGGTGTGCCGATTTCACCTGCAATTTCGAGTAACAAAGCCCGGCGTTTCGTCCAATGCAGATTATTAAAGTACGTCAGGTCTGTTAAGGTTTTGAATGTATCCTCGCTGATAAACTCGGCAATTCGTTTCTGATATTCGCCGACAAGTAAAGGGACTTCGTCGATATAGCAAGATGTTGGATAGGATATGCGTTCTTTTATTTCACCTTCAAATTTCTCTTTCATTGTTTTTTCGCATTGTTCTTTTTTGAAAGTATGAATTTCACTATCAATTCTCAATGTAGCTTCGGTGGCAACAACAAGTCCCTTAATGGGTTGATTGTCTTCGTCAAGAGGTCTAATCTCGAAGTCCTTACGTCCTGTGCTGTCCTTGCCAAATAACAACCACAAAAACGCATCATATACAGTGGTTTTGCCTGTGCCGTTCTGTGCCGTGATACAAGCGTTTTCTCCGTCTGGTGAAAACTTAAAGGCTTTGAGTCCTTTGAAGTTTGTAATGTCGATATTGAGTAATTCGATTTTCATTTTAGGTCTCCGTGATTAAAATTTTTTATTTTACTACTCTTGTTCTTTGCATTCTTCTGGCTTGCAATCAGGTGGACATTCACAATCGCCGTTTTTAGCGTTCCAAGTTCCGCCACAATTACTACCGTTGCATTTGCATTTATCTGACATTTTTGGTCTCCGTATTTTAATTTTTTTATTCGTTATCTAATTTTGATTTTCTTAGTTCAAAAAATCCGTCATACATCGGATATATGCTCATAAACTTGCGGGCATAATAAGCCGAATAATTGTTGTTTATCTTGAACGTATCACCTTTACTTTTTACAGCCGTTTCAAATCTTATCTTGTGCAAGATGTTATCTGCTGACCAATGCGTTATGCCTTTGCGTATAAGAGCGTGTGCATACTTCTTGAACAATTCCCATATTTCAGGATTCGCTTCATCGAACTTTTCAAAGCTCGTTTGTGCGGGTGATTCAAGTTGGTCTAAAAGCGTTTGCACGATTATCTTATTCCCGCCCTTTGTTCTCTTACGCCCAAATCTTTCATCATCTCATCCGTTACCGTAATATATTTTATTTCCGGCTCTGGCACTGGCATTTGCTTTATGGCTCTGTAAAAAATTCCCATCGCCAAAATGAATGACGAAATTATGCAGAGCATTAAAATTGTGTATTTGTATTTCATCAGCAAAATTCGCATTCAACAAAATCTTGCGGTTGTAATTCAGAATCACTAACCGATTGAACTACCTCTTGCTTTCCAGCCGCTTGTCTTAAAGCGTTCACTGTCATTCCGTGAACATATAATTCAGAGGGGAATGTTTCTATTTCATCAGGATTTGCAGACTTAAAAATGCTATCCCAAACGTCCTGACTATGGCTATACAGCCGGTCTTTGTAGATGTGTACACAGTGATAACGATGGTAAATACATTCACATTTTCTTGTTGTCATTTTAAGGTCTCCGTATTAAATAATTTTTAATTGCAGCGGCAAGATTCGAACTTGCGACCTCAAGGTTATGAACCTCACGAGCTACCTCTGCTCTACGCTGCGATAAAGGGGCGTTGGACTGGATTTCAAACCGGTTAACTCGGTTAATTTCGTTCGCCACCAACGCCCGATTCAAACATCTTTGATTTGCATTTCTGCAAACCAGCCCGGCCTAAAGGGCAGTGCTTGAACTCGGCCTATTTACTTGTCAATTTACATCAAAGGGGACGGCAGGCTTGACCCTGCATCGCCCGGATTCGTCCCGGCTACGTCCCCGAAAAAGCAGTCCGCCGAGGAGAGGAACGGACTGCCGAGGAGAATATCCGCTCGTTGCGGATAATTTTTTTCAGGGCGGCTACATAACGACCCGCCTGTCGGAAAAACTGTGCGAAACGTCAGGAATCACTCTCTGCGGTCGGAGGATAGGTTGCTGGTAGTAGCCAGCCGGTAAATTTGTCCTATGCCCTTTTTTGGCTTTCACCGTAAGCTCATTTCGCACGGTCGTTTTTTATTTATTGACTTTTAAAAAGAGCATTAAACTTTAGGGAAAATTTAAATAAGCAAACTCACCGTGTAATTCCTTTGCCTTTAAGTCATAGGCTTTGGCCGCTTCAACTTCATTGCGAAATCCACATAGGCGGAGACTTTTGCCGTTGCAGTTAATCACCACGCTATATTTGCCGATGGAAGCATAAACACCTTTATATTTGCGTCCTTTTTTCGGTCTTTTATGAAACATATTTTGTTGGTGGGTGCATATTCTCAAATTATATTTTTGATTATTAAGACCATCGCTATCTCTATGGTCAACCTCAAATCCTTTCGGGGTATTCATAATTACGTTGTGCATTTTAATAGTCTTGGTGCGATGCTCTTTTCTCTGAGCATAAAAAACATTACCCTCTTTCCCTACGCACCATTTATGCTCGCTCAGTTTTTCGTAGTCATCTTTATCGACTATGGCATACTTGCCTTGTGTCAACGGGATTTTGTAAGTTTCAGTTTCCATATTTTTTTTTCAAAAAAGCGGTATGTCTTTTTCCGCCGCAGTCTTAATCAATTTTTCAACACTGCTT